AATAACGACAGTAGTAGAATTTGCAGCAGAAGCTCCACTATCAAGTGTAGCGCCCGTTGAAAATGTCTGTGCCATTACCACTTGTCCTGTGTTTTTAACATTTGAACCAAGTGTAGTTCCAGTTGTGTTTGAAATCGTTCCCGCTTTTATCGGTCCCGAAAATGTAGTTGTTGCCATATTAATATCCTCCTAGATATCTGAATACTGTCCCTAGGGTTGTCGACTATACGCGTCAGCATTCATCATTTATTAAATGTATAGTGAGTAATTTGTATACTACTTTTGAATAGAGTGCAAGAGATCCTACAGTGTGGAGTGGAATTTTTCCAACGATGTAGCTTTTGATTAAGTAGCTACAGAAACTTGTGGAGCAGCGTCTTCAACGCTATTTTGCTTGTAAGCAACTTCAGCTTCAGCCAGTTTGATCTCAGTAATGACTTCTTTAATTTTGTCATCGATCCTGACCATTTCAAGAGTATACTTATCATTAGATAGATGCTCCTGTTCCCACTTCAACTCCAAGGACCTTTTTGCTTTGTATAAATCTTGTATCATCAACAACCTCCTCATAGGTTATTCTGTTTACTTGATTATCATATGATATACCAAGATATTCCCAATTTATACTCTTTTCTCCCAACTTGTCAAGGATAGATTTTTCAAGAGAAATAGCATTATCTTCCGACAAAACATTAAATTTTGCGTAATGATCGTATGCCCAAATTGTAATGGTGAATAGTTTCATGGTTTTTTCTTTCTATTTAGAAAATGTGGCCGAACTATGTCCGGCCACAAAATTTAATTATGCTTACGCACCTTCAACGCCGAAGATACCTCTAGGGTCTGATACGCCGAAGCTGTATCTTTCTCTAGCTTTGTATCTAACGTTTCCAGTATCAAAGTCGCCTTCCATTGCAGTTGTCAATGGAGCTCTGTTGAACATTTTCATTCCATTAGGAATGTCTGTTAAGATATAAAATGCATCTGAGTCTGTTAGGTAATTGTTCACTCTATAACCTTGAGGAACCATACCCATAGATACGATTGCATTGATATCATTATCAGCTGTTCCAGTTCTACCTTGAGACTTCATCAATCTTTCAGCTGTGAATTGTAGCTCAGAAGGAATAATCATTTTTACTCCTCTAGCAGCAATTCTTAAACCTCTTTCATCAGTCATAGCCGCGATGTCAATCATCGACTGTTCTAATGAAGTTTCGTTTAAGTCAGCTTGAGTTGTTAAAGTGTTAGAAAAAGTTCCAGACACTGTTGGGTGTGATGTATTAAATAAAGATACACCGTCACCTGAATCAAAGTTATCCGTAGTTGGAAGACCTTGAATCAGTGGTTCAACTGCTTTTACTTGTTTAGCATTACTCATAGATCTAGCTAAAGCTTTTGTATATCTAGACGCAAGTCTATCATACAAGTTGTCCTCAATCGCTTCTTCAGTGATTGCGAACGCTAAAGCTACAGTCTCGTGAGTGTAACGAGCTGTGAAAGTTTCTTGTGCTTCATCAAATGAAACTCCAGAACCTTCACCTTTTACTTGTGCGTTTGCGAAACCAGATAACATAACTTCCTCTTCGAAAGCTCTGTCAGATGATTCCTCGTTATAAATTTCAGCATGCTGATTTTCATAACGTTTGTATTCCAAGCCGAACAGTGCGTTCAAACCTGGCTCTAGTTCTTTAACTAGTTGTGATCGTGATATAGCCATTTTTTATTCTCCTATTCTAGCTTAGTTTTGTAGCTCAATTAGATTAGCAACTACTACTACAGATCTGAAAGCCGCATTTTCATCGTTTTCAGGATCTTCAGCAGATCTTAATAATCTCCATGAAGCTGCATCAGCACTTGTGTCTCCGATATCTAGTGTAGCTGAAGACTGACCAGTAGTTGTACTACCTGCCGTTGTGTTCATGTCATACGTTTCTAAATATCCAGCTTGTGCCACTGTATCATCAGTTGCTACTACATATTGTTGTTGTGGGTTATCGAATACAAATGCATCGATATCTTCTGAGTTTGCTGGTGTTACTTGGACGTAATGATTCGCAAACGTCGGCTTTAAAGTTGAAGCCGCGTTATAGAATATTCCATTTAACACACCTAAGATAGGTGCATCAGTTGTTTGTCCGTCAACAATGTAACCAGCAGCAGAAGCAACAGCTGCACCATGATATAGTGTAGTTGCATAACCCGCATCGATTTTGTATTTGCCTTGACCAGAAGTGGCTGGAGTTTGTCCAAGCGCACCTGCAGCAATCAAACCAAAACCTTGTGTGTTTCTATTTGCCATAGTTGTTTCTCCTTATGTACCTGCCCCGAGGGGCCTCCAGTACGGTTTATTAAATCCAGTGATTTGAAAAATTATTTTTTCGTACCACCGAAGGTTACACGAGATTGCCTTTCAACATTGATCGGCATTCTACTATCCTGCTCCTTCATAAGATCGTTCTTTACAGCTTCGTCTCTTTGTTTATGTCTATTAGACATATAATCTTGACGTTGTTGCGCAATCTCAGTTGGTACCTTTGCAAGCAAAAGGCCACCTACCCCAATCACTCCCTTGTATTTGCCCTCATCGAGGACTGGATAATCAGATGCATTTTCAACTTCTTCGGCTCTAACTAATTCATATCCTTCTCTTAAACGTCCGGATATATTTTTAGTGTCCTGAAAGCCAACGCTTTCTGCTCTTATCCATCTATACCTGAATCCATCAGGTGCAGGGGGTGCATCTAGAGAAGATGGTGGAACCCACACTTTAGGTCGTTCAGACTTTGACCGTGTTTGGTTCGCACGAGTTGAAGTATTTTTATTTTCGTTTTCCATATTTACGCTCCTTCCTTCGTGTATTTTAATTGTTTTGCGTACTCTTCGAGTGGCACACCTAATTTTTTAGCTATTGCTACCTGTGAAGATGTGAGTCTCACAGTTTTGCGACCTGGCTTTACGCTTCTTGTAGCAGAAGCAACTGTCTGAACAGGAGCGGCCGTTTGCTTATTATTAGTATTACCAAATTTATGTGGAAAGTCAACTCTAATACGTTTGTCTACTTCCGCATAATACTCATTTGAGCTTGGATCATAACCTTCTTTTTCCGTTAAATCCTTGTGTATTTCAAAAGCAGTGTAAGTCATTGCTTTATCAGTACCAAACCATGAGTTTTCACTAGCCCATACTTCAGCTCTAGGATCTGGATTATTAGGTTCGTCTCTTTGTTGAGTTTGAAATTGTGGTTGAGTTAGAACAGGTTTCTCAGCCTGTTGCTCTTCTCTTCCTGCTTTAGTTTGTTCTAATTTTGCATTCTCAAAAGCAAGAGTTGCAATTCTTTTATTAGCTTCAACTTGAGCTGCCGCATCACCAGATTCAATTGCTGACGCTAATTCTTTTTGCGCAGCTTCTAAACCTGAAGTAATACTAGTCTCAAACTTTTTAACATATTCAGAATCAGTTTTTTCAAACCTTTTTTCTAAAATCTGTCTTTTCTCTTCTACACCTTTGGCATAATCTAAAGCAGCTTGTTCTCTTCTTTCTGCTTCTCTCA